AAATAGAGGTTGGTATATTATTCATTTATAATTATATTATAAAATATAATTATAAATATCTTACATTCAAAACGAACATTATTCATACAATAATAATGATTTCATTGAATCATTTATTTTTTGTAAAACTATTTTTTTCTCTAAATGATATGGTCTAATAGACTGAATACACTCATCGAATGTTTTCCACTCTAATTTACTAACCTCTGTTCGTTGGAATTGAAAATGATCTGTTGACAAATTGGTTATATCATTATTTTCTGGTTTATACACAGCAATAAAATATTTGTGTTTATAAAACTTGTGATTTGAACCAATAAACAATTCTTCATATGGTATAATATTATCAATCAAATGGATATTTTCTTGTTCTATACCTGTTTCTTCAACACATTCTCTTAACGCACAATCGATATCTTTTTCTTGATAATTTTTACGACCTTTTGGAAACTCCCATTCGGTTTCTTTCCAATTTGTTGTACTATTTTTTATCAAGTCATTGAGACAATATGTTTCGCCATTAAATAAAACACCATTTGTCAATAACTCAAACTTTATACTCGAATGATTAGCTTCATTTTTATATAATGAGTTTACTGTTGTTTTACCCCACATATTTTTCCATAAATCATCAAATGAATATTTTAATAAGTTGTCTTTCTCTACTATAGACATTTCATTAATTTTTTTCTGAACTTGATATATATTATTTACATTATATTTTCCACGTATAAAATCAATATATCCGAAACTATCCTTTCTTCGAATCATCAAAAAATATAGTTGTCCTTCGACAATTTGAGTCAATATAATACCGCAACTAATAATAGGTAATTTACATTGATGTAATAAATGACCTATTTTTGAACAATTATTACACAAAAATGATTTATTCATTATACAACTTACATTATATTCATCTATTTTTTAAATCATATTTACAAATACAAATAGTAAGCGTTATGATAATGAGTTTAATGTGTATATTATATTATTATGCCGAAAAAAATATATAATACATTTACGTCGACATTAGATCCAGTAGTATGGGGTCCACATTATTGGTTTTTTATACATACTATTGCAATATGTTATCCAGTTCATCCAAATACAATAACTAAAAAAAAATACTATGAGTTTATCCATAATTTACCACTGTTTATTCCGAATGAAAGTATTTCAAAATATTTTTCAAAATTATTGGATAAATATCCTGTTACTCCATATTTAGATAATAGAGATTCATTTATTAAATGGTGTCATTTTATACATAATAAAATAAATGACAAAATTGATAAACCCAAAATATCATTAGAACAATTTTATATTCAATATTATGAACAATATAAATCCAAAAATGTCAAAATGGTTGAGTTTATTCAGATGCGTCGACATATTGCGTATATAATTTTAATAGTATTATTAGGAGTCATAATATATTATGTTCATTATAAATAATAATATTATATATAATAATGAAGAATGGTGGAACTGTTATTGAATCAGGTGGTTTTGGTTGTATATTTAAACCACAAATAAAATGCAATCCTAAATATGTAATAGGAAATAATAATATATATGATAAAAATGGTATTTCTAAAATAATGAGACGAAATAATGGATTAGATGAATATATTGAAATCAAAAAGTTTATTCCTATTTTAAAGACAATTCCAAATTATAATGATTATTTTCTCATTTCACAATTTTCAATTTGTCGTCCGAATAAACTGACTAAACACGATTTAAAACATTATGATCTTGTAAATTGTTCTTTATTAAAAAAAAAAGGTATAACAAAAGATAATATTAACAGACACTTGGACAAATTATTAACATTGAATATGCCGTATGGTGGAATTGATTTGGACTTTTATATAAGTAAAATATTATATGATTATAATCGCATTATAGAGTTTAATTATAAAATGATTGAATTACTAAATAATGCTATATTACCTATGAATCAAAGGGGAATATATCATTCTGATTTAAAGGCGAATAATATATTAGTGAATAATGAAAATGATGATTTACGATTTAGAATTATAGATTGGGGTTTATCGACAATATATTTACCAGGTAAAAAAAAAGACAATTTGGATTTGGATTTGGATTTGGATGTCGATTTTATAGATGATTGGAGATATATACCTAAAGTATATAGAGATCGTCCATTTCAGTTTAATGTACCATTTTCTTGTATATTATTTTCATCTATTTTCAAAGAGATGTATGAGCAATTTCTTATGACAACGAATCCTACGAAGAAGCAAATATATAATTTCATAATAATGTTCGTTAAAAAACAGATTGATCATCGTGGTCAAGGACATTTATCTAATTTTAAATCTATTTTTCAAAAAATGTATGGAACACCGGAATATTTCGACACAATAAAAAGTTTTAATATAAATACTCCTAATCCTACTAATAACCTTGATCAAGAGAAAGAGGTTAATTTAAAACATATTAAATATATTTACAAATATATCTTCGAAGTTTTGGTAAGATTTACAAAAAATAAAAAGTTTGATGTATTAGAATATTTAAATACGGTTTATATTAAGAATATAGATATATGGGGTTTTGTAATGACTTTTCTTCCATTGACAGAGCAACTGATGCATTATAATACGATAGAACCTTCTTCAAAACTAGAGTTTTATAGAAAACTTATCCACAAAAGTATGAAACAAATGATATATATATTATTGAAATATAGTTGTTCTCCTATTAATCTTAATGAGTTGAAAGATATTATACTTTTATTAAATAAAAACTTACAAAAACTCAGTGAGGAATCTGTATTAATCCAAAAATTAAAAACACGACAAATACAATCAAGCAAAATACGTAGCAAAATACGTAGTATGCGTCGTATATTTACGCGCAAAATAAATAAAAAGTAATTCACAATTCCATATAAATCGTTTACGCCTTTGATTTATATGGAATAAAATAGAAAATATTAGATGAACTTAACGGGATGAACGGGATGATCGTCTCTTTCGTGTATTATTTCGTAAACGACAAAATCGTCGAACCTTACCTTCTATCCATTTACAAGTGCTATATACATCGCCACTTTTACACATTACGCTATTTCTTTTTGCACATACTGATTTACGACGACGAGTTGAACCACTTTTGCGAGCCATTATATAATAGTTCAATATAAATATTTGTAAATGCCTAAATATCCCATAATTATCCCGTAATTATCCCGTAATTATCCCGTAATTATCCCATAAATATCCAGCTATTATAGTGACCATCCATAAATGCCGATGTTTTGTCTACATTACCGTTGAACGATTTATATACTTCTTTTGAGTGCAAGAAACGGCCAATATAACCTAAAATCATAATAATAATTAAAACGCTAACAAAACGTATATTTATGATTCGACTAAAAATTGTACCAATAAATATGTAAGATACTAGATTGAAAAATATTGTATAAATGAACGTATTTATTATAATTGCGCCACTTATAGAGGGAATATTTGAAATGAACTCGCTCCATGACAATTTAGGATTTGTCGTATTCAAATATAATTTCGTAAACATTATTATGCATAAACATTATATTTATTTATTTATTTATGTAAAATAATATTTATGTGTTGAAGACTAAATATGTTAGATAATTATATGAGACTCGAAATAATAATCATATTAATTACTGGTATATTCATATATAATGTATATTATGACGGCAAACTTTTAAAGAAACTCTATTCATATAAAAAATATTTTACGATGGCGATTGTCGCGATTATAGGTATATCAATCTATCTCTTAATAAAACGAGATCCAATGCAGACAAAAAAGATACTTCTATATGCAAATAATATGGTAAAATATATGCCAATTGATAGGCAGACTATGAGTTTTATTAGTCCTATTATAGATTTTACTTGTCCAAAAGATAATGGTGGAGGTTTTATGATTGGAATGAATAAGACTCTAAATCCAACGTCAACAAATATGATGCCTAAAATGCAACAAGGTGGTGGTGCAACAAAACGATCCGTTTCAGAAACTAAGAAAAAATATGTAGCATCACAACAAAATTGGAAATGTGGAGAATGCTATCAACAATTAAATCATACATTTGAGATTGATCATCGTGTCAGATTAGAATATGGTGGAGGAAATAATGTGGAAAACTTGGTAGCTTTATGTCGAAATTGTCATGGAGAAAAAACAGCAAGTGAAAATATGTAATATATCATAATATTTATATAATATATACTATTAATGGAAAGAGCTGTGAGTGAAAATAAAAATGATTATCCAGCAAATTCTGAAACGAAAACTGATTCAAAAAGAGGAACAGAAATAGATACACATATTTTAAGTGCTTTTAATTATAAAAATATTACATTTTATACAAATAATCCAGTATTTACAACAATAATGTATTTTATTTTATTGAGCATTTTTGTCATCGTTTTATTTTCGACAACATATATTACAATAGCTTCAGTAATTACAATATTTTACGTATATATATTATTAAAACAAATATATTTTGTTCTGAATGATAAAAACGGTAAACTTAATAGTATGTCGTTTATTGTACCAGTAATATTAATTATTATTACAATAATATGTAATATTTATTTACCGAAATCAACCAAATTTGCTCTAACTAACAAGAGTGAAGTAATAAATAATATACAAGAACCTATTTATAATATTCTATATATTTCATTGGCATATGGCATTTTTTTCGTATTTATGTTGATCTATAATGCTTTCAGCAAATATTCGCTTACATTATTATTTGTGTCGTTTTTAATCATCATTATATTTGTAATATATTATACAATTTCATCAAAATCGCAACCATTGATAACAAAATCTCAACCGAATCAGAATCTAACAAATACACTTATTTATATACCACTTGTATCATCGTGTTTATATATTTTTATCACAGGTATAACAAAAGGAGGAAGTGCAATTCTTAGTATGATAAGTACTTCAAAAACAATCGAGAATACAAGTTTTACAAATAATTTTACACGTATTACGCCTTTACCACCGCCGGGTTTAACTGATATGGAGAAAAAACTCGCAGATTTGAAAGATGAGTATAATAAATCGTCTTCTAAACCGAAATCTAATACATTAAAAGATATATTACTCAAATCATCATCAACAGATTTGTCGATTTATATATTATATATTGTTACATTCATATTTGTAATTGTATTCATTAGTTTTTTTGTTTCTTTTATAGATATAGTATCTAATTACCCATATAATTCATTAAGTGAACTGGTTGTTATTATTATTAATGGTATAATTCTTGCAGTAATTACCGTATTAACCATAAAAATGATCAGTTCTGGAATGCCTATATTTCAAAATGATACGACCAAAGCATTAATAAAACAACAAAAAATGAATATTTTGAAGAATAATATGACAAAGGGTAAATATTTTGGTCGATTAGGAATGGATAATAGTGAAAAGAGTACTTTGGCATTATTGATT